GTCTGCCTTAGGTATTGTGCCATAACCATAACCCCATTTGTCTGAGCAAACAATAGAAAGCATCTGACAAGTCTCTAAAGGCATCTTGACGATGTGCTTGTCAGGAAGAACCCGTGCTGATTTATAAGGAGACTCATCAGTGACAAAGATGTTCATTTAAATACAGCGGTTACACCAACAATCTTAGCGGTAGGATTTCTAGCAAGAGCAGTTTGTCTTGCTTCTTCATAATTACGAGCAATGACCTGCTCCTTAAACACGGTGCCCGATACGTAGAGGGTGACTTCACATTTCATAGTTTGCTAGGACGAGTTCCTTGCGATCTGCTTGATCTGTATTATAACTCCCCACGCTCCTCATGGTGTAAGTGTGTGCAAATTCAGCAGCTGTCCACCCCTTCTTAAAGCGATCCCGGATCAGTTGCGTTGAATTGTATGACACAAGTTGAGGACCGATAAAGCGATCACAGATAGCAGCAAACCCATCATGATCAAATCCTTTATGCATATTTCCTTTCTTACCATAGAGATTAGAACCAATCTCATAAGGAGGATCTAGATAAGTAAAAACATCTTTACTATCGGTAAGTAGTTCTTGATATCGAAGATTTGTAATCTTCCACTTCTTAATCATCAAGGAGTAGTCTGGAAGTTTATCAATGCCTCGCATCGAGAAATTGCTCTCTGACGCTTGCTTGCTGAAGGAACTGGATTCAGTGAGACCAGAAAAAGAGCACTTATTAACAACGTAAAAACTAACAGCACGAAATACATCGGATATCTGATCATCGTTCACTTTCTCCTTGGCGTCTAAAAATAATAGTTTTGCTGATACTGGTTCTGGATGACGTTGCTTAAGTTGAACTAACTCATCATGAAGTTCTTGTCCTTGATCCTGAAGCACTCGCCAGAAATTATAGAGGGGTTCATAAAGATCATTCACCCAGATGTCTAGGTGTGGATATCGTTTACCAATTTCCAATGCCACAGAACCACCACCAATAAATGGTTCGTGGTAATGAGTACAATTTTTTAGGTCAGGAATATACTGAAAGAGTTTACTCAGGGCACGACTCTTCCCGCCTGGGTATCTCAATGGTGTCTTTAATGACTTCAATGTCTGGGGCATGGTATTTAAGGTATTCACGAAAGATCATTTTCATTTCACGCTCTGTCATTCCACAATGAGCAGCAGCATGGGGTAGGTTCATTGTAGCATGAAACAATGCTTCATTTGCTTCCTGAACATTCTCTGGTGTAGTTTTTACTTTTGATGTATTCCCATTGTCTCTCTGGTTCTTTTTCGAGTCGCTCATACATTTCCTCCATCATAATAATTTTAGGTTCTTTCTCAATAAATTTGAGTAGTGTCATCGAAATTCACAACTCATCATAATCTCTGTCAGACATGCCAACATGTTGATCTCTTGATCAGGAACAATAGTAATGTCTTTCATATACTTAGCGATGATAAGAACAGCTTCAGGAATAGAAGCAGGTTTCAATACACCATACAAACTATCATAAACCTTACGCATCACCATACTGGGATCGTTATCAAGATGCTGAACTACCCACTTCTTTACATTAGTAAAGTCTTTCTTCTTCAGAGATGTAAGTAGAGTATCCAGATTAACATCTGCAACGTCAACCAAGATAGCAGAAGTAATACTCCCTGTGGCAGCATAACGCTGGCACTCGTTAATGAGACGACGCCAATCAGGATAATACCTCTTGACAAGTTTCGCGAGAACTTTATCTTCATACTCAACATTCTCATTTGTTAGAATAGTTTTGAGACGAGTAAAGAATTCTCCCTGAAGTTGAGTAGACTGCTCAGGTTTGATTCTAAAATCAACGACTGTACAACGTGAGTGTAACGGTTCAATAATTTTATTGATGAAGTTACAGGTAAAAATGAAACGGCAGTTGCCATGGAACTCCTCCACAGCAGTCCTTAGAGACAGTTGAACATCATTGGTGGTGTTGTCTGCCTCATCGATGATGACCACCTTGTGGGATGCTCCAGACGTGAGAGAGACAGTCGTAGCAAACTGACGGACACGGTTCCTCACGGTGTCTAGGAAGCGTCCCTCATCAGATCCGTTGATCACGATGTAAGAGGCACCGATCTCCTCACACAGTGCCTTAGCAACAGTGGTCTTGCCAACACCTGCTGTGCCGGTCAAGAGCAGGTTAGGTAGTTCGCCCTGGTTGACGAAACCCTGAAACACTTCTTTAGTGCTAGCAGGAAGGATACAATCTTCAACAATACTGGGGCGGTATTTCTCCACCCACAAAAATTCTTTGCTCATAATTAATTAGTGTAAACGGAATTCAAAAGAATACGACTCTTGTGTTTTGACGGAGAATGTCCTGTATGAACATAGTTCCCATCAAATACTAGCAGACGATTTGGCAAAGGGTCAATAGATTTCTTGATCTCATAATTTTTTGTGTAATCTATGTCATTGGCATTTACAACTTTCTTATCGTAAATTAAAGTATTGCCATCACTCTCATTCATATAAAGAATTGCCGAAACAAAACTATGATGATTCATATCAATGTGATATGGATGTCTATAATTTGATGGATTGTATGTAGTCAAATCATACCTGGCACGAACAATAGTTTTACATTTAACTTTTTCCTGAATAGAAAAAAGAGCAGGTAAAGTTATCCACGATTCTTTAGTTTCTTGAATACTATACTTTTGTATAGAATTAAAAATTGTGAAACTAAAACCATACGAATTATCATCTGAAAGTTCTTTCATCGCAGTAATGTTAGGAAAGAAATTCCAAGCAAAGTTAGGTGATGTAAGTAAATCTCTTAAAGAATCAAAGTATGGTTGTGGTAAAAAATTGTCGTAAACTTCAATCATCCTAATGGTCGTGTAAATGATTTAGATACGATGTCCTTGGCACTGAACATCATTTGCATATACTCCATACCTTTCTTAGGTTTGGTATGCTCACCACAGGTAAAGATATCGCAGACTGCCATACCTTTCTCTGGCCATGTGTGAATACTAATATGACTTTCTGCTAGCATCGCCACACAAGTTACACCTTGCGGATCAAACTTATGTGAGTTGATGGATAGCAGAGTTGACTTACATTTTTTAGATGTAGTGTACACAATATCTCGGATGAACTCTTCGTCATTTAAGAGATCAACATTACACCCTTTCAGTGTAAAGAGAATATGCTTCACGCTGGTTCAAGGGCAATGTAATAAGTCAGGTCAGTGTTTACGTTAGTCCACTCTGAAATGAGGTGTTGAGATACTTTGACTGTATAATCACCTGGGAGAAGACGAATGTTTTCAATCTTAAGATCAAGAGTATAGGTGCCAGTAGTAGAACCTGCCACGGTGATATCGTAAGTATTGCTGGTATCATTCTCTTTGTCCCTAAGGATAAGTTTAATCTCATCATGACCTTCGATTGATTGGAAGGTAAGATCAGGTAGACTGTAGACAGCAGATGCTTTCTGTAGAGCAATCAGATCTTCACCAGTCAAACTGAACTGAAGATCAGAACCAGGAAACTTTACGTTTTTTTCTGGAGCAGACTTGAGCGTAATCTCTGGATCAGAAAAGAAATAGCGAGCAGACTGACGACCGCCACGGATGCTGACAAAATTTTCGTTGTCAAACTCAAGCTGAGGGTCGCTAAACAAAGAGATCCCAGAAAGGAACTGACTAAGATCATAGATAGCGAAGTCAACTGGAAAGACTTCCTCGCCAGTAAACTTTGCGAGGATGTTCTCTGCATTAGAGATAGTTCTAACCGTGGATCCTTTACGGAAGACAATAGAGGAATTGATAGTGCTGAAGTTTTTGAGAACATCTAGTGTTTTTCTAGAAAGAATAACTTTACTCATTGATTGTAGATTTCCGTGGTTTGAGATTTGTCAGAGAAGTGGAGCAGCAGCAATGCGTAGTGAAGGATCTTAATGATATCACGACGGGCAGTGCCCTTACGATCGTAGCGTGAAGCATACTTGAGGATGTTGCTACGGCAGAATGCCTCAGCGTCTCCACATGCTTCAATTAGATCTAACGTTTGAATGCTGTCGTTACCAGCAGAATAGTGTTGTCCATAAGTTCCAGCAATGTAATCACTCAGCTCTTTCAACAGAGCATCTTCATTGTATTTTTTCGCCATTCAGTTATCCCAGATTAAGCGTAGATTACTATGGTAGCACTATTGAACCTTGCCGTCAAGGTCTTTGACAAACAACTTCAAACCATTGCAACCCATAATTTTTACAGTTTTACGATCCTCACCATCTTCGATGATGGCAAGGTTGTTTACGTATCCATGAAGTTGTTTAGTATGATGCATTTTCCTCCTCCTCAGTTTGAACGTCAGCATCAATCT